GAGCAATCCGCGGGCAGCACAGGGCAGGAAGCGTAAGGCACGGAGCAATCCGTGGCGAGCGTGGAGAATCAAGTGTCGAGCACGGAGTAATCCGTGCTCGGTGTTGTGACTTGAAACTGAAGAAGTCGACTCCTGGTGAGCCTTTCGATACGAGGTTCGCAAACTACAACCATCTTCTGGGTGAATGTAGTGTGCCCCTCATTGAAACGTGGCTCGAAGAGGTCATTTCTGATGTTGAAGGAGGTGGTGATGGTTACGTCCCCCTCTTTCGTGCGCACACCAAGGCTGACCGCTACAGTGAGAAGAAGCGTTCGACCGCCGAGTGGAGGATAATTCTCGGTTCTGATGTGGTTTGTTTATTTCTCTTCCAGATGTTCTTCGCTGAGCTGAACGAAAGGGCTGAACTTGAGCACCCGAGGGTTGGAGTCTTTATGTCTCCGGCTCGTTGGGATGCCATTGTCGTCCGTCGTTTGGCCACCAGGAAGACGGCTGGAGTTGATTACTCAAATTATGATCAGACTGAGTCTTGTGAGCTCCTCGCGGTTATCGTTCGTGAGCTAGCTCTTGCTGTTGGGTGCAGCGAGAAGATGGCAGAGTACCTTGCGTGCTGTGCTGCTCACGGTTGGGGCGTTACGTGCGACGGAGTTGTTGTCGAACGCGCTGGGGGAAATCCTTCGGGACAGTACCTCACGTCAGTACTCAACAGTCTCTACCATGAAGTCATTAACTTCACCTGCTGGGCGCAAGTGCTCGATATTGACGAGGACTCTGTTCTTGGACATGTTGACTGGTGCGTGGTGGGTGATGATGAGCTTGTAGCTCCGACTAGTGCCTCCGACCTGAAGGACTTTGTTTCAGAGTCCGGAAGTCGTTTTGGTATTGTCGTTAAGGCTGATTTGGTGGATGGACAGTTATACCCTGTCGGGGCGCATGCCTCTTTCTTGAGCAAGGTCACGGTCCTTGTCTCTGAGCATATTCTTGTACTCCCTTCTGAGCCTACTCGTCTTCTCAGCTCGTGGCAGGTGCCACATTTTGACGAGACCGATGCCGTCGAGATCTACCGTGGGTTGTTGTCTGAGTGTTGGGGTTACAGGATGATTGTCGAGTTGGGACTCCCTTGGCCTGTTCCGAGGGTAGTCCTCGATTTCTTCTTGGATGCCACGAGACTCGAGGCAGCTACGGGTAGAGTCTTGTTCA